CTGTTCGCGCTTTCGGGCACGTTCAAGATCGTCAACCCCGGCGTCGTAATGACCTCTAGCTAAGGCTAGAAGTCAACACCCCCAGATCCAAAGCACGTGCAAGCAACCATCGTACTACAACAAGCAAGGGGGAACCAAGCATGGGTGTATTGAATGCGGATGCCATCCGCTCGGCAGACGATCTCGTCTACGAGACGGTGACTGTACCTGAGTGGGGAGGAGATGTGATCATCCGAGGTCTGACCGCGAAGGAACGAGACGCCTACGATCGGGAGATCGTTAGTGTCGACGAACGCGGGCGTACAAAGCTGGGGCGCTTGGAGAATCTCCGAGCGCTCCTGCTCGTGCGTTGCATGGTGGACGAGAAGCACGAACGTCTCTACCGTGACGCAGATGCTAGGATGCTCGGAGACAAGTCCAGCAAGGTGATCGGTGAACTCTACTCTATCGCGGCACGACTGTCCGGAATGCGGGACGACGTCGTCGAGGAAGAGGCAGAGGATTTCGCCGAAGGCCAGCCAGACGACAACTCTTCCGAGTCGCCCTCGCGCTTGGTATCCCTGTCGGAGTCCTCATAAACGGGATTCCTCAGCTTGAGAGCTATGGCTGGAGGGGTAGGCGAACTCGCCAGATAGGGTGGGTCTTCCCGCCTATCACTCCAGCTGAGCTCCAGGACTGGAAGGCCTTCGAGGTAGTCGAGGGGCCCATCCTTATACACGACCGAATCGAAACTAGTTCTGGCATCGTAGCTATGTCTACGGCAGCCCCGCACATGAAGGATTCTTCACAGGCGAAGCTTGAAGACTTCATGCCGCACTGGGATCCTCAGTACCAGAGAACAAGAGAGTTCGAGCAGACACCTGAAGACATAATGAGCGCCCTGCGCTCAATGTCCACCAAGAAGTTTCCAGAAGCCAAAGGAGATGAGCGAGATCCCAGTCGCAAGCGTACAGTACATCCCTAACCCGGCCCTGGAAATAGAATGGAACCACAGTCCAGAGGCCGCTGCGATGATGCTCAGTGTCGGTGAGCGCGTCAAGGCGGCCGCTGCTGCTATGGCCCCTGTGCAGACCGGAACTCTGAAAAGCTCTATCCAGTATGACCTCAGCGAAACGCATGGCGGAGACTTGATGGTGATCATCGGCTCTAACCTTCGCTACGCTGGCTTCGTGGAGTATGGCACGTCCAAGATGGCCGCACAGCCGTACCTCCGTCCAGCCTTGGATGAGGTGATCTGATGCTCGATGGCGGTACCGCAATAGTTCGCGTCATCGCTGACGCCTCTAAGCTGTCAACTACGATCGCTGCTGCTACTAGAGGCTCTACTGGAGGGCTGGCGGGTCTGGGCAACAAGATCTCCAGTGCCCTGACCAACCCGCTGGTACTGGCCGGAGGGGTCGTCGCGGGCGTCACGGCTAAGATGGGCTACGACTTCGAGGACGCGTTCGCTCGTATCGACGCCATCTCGAACGCGAGCAGCCAGGACATTGCCAAGTGGAGAACGCAGGTCATGACACTGGGCAAGGAGACCGCGCAGTCTCCCACCGATCTTGCCGAGGCTCTGTACTTCTTGGCCTCTGCAGGACTGAAAGCCAACGAGGTCTTCCCCGCCCTGGAGGCCAGCGCCAAGGCCGCAACAGTCGGACTGGGCGACGCGGCGCAGGTCGGCTCCGTTGTGGCCGCCGTGTTGAACGCCTACGCCGGCTCTGGGATCAAGGCTGCCGACGTCACGGACATCCTGTTCGCTGCGGTTCGAGAGTCTCGCGCAGAGACAGATGAGTTCGGTCAGACTCTGGGCCGATTGTTGCCGATATCGGCCCGGGCCGGCATCTCGTTCGGTGAGCTCGCCGGCTCTCTGGCCTCGCTATCTAACATCGGTCTGGACGTGTACGAGGCGTCCACCGCCATGCGTGGCGCGATCCAAGCTATCACGGCGCCGGGCGCTAAAGCGGCCAACACTATGAACGAGATGGGGATTTCGTCACAGCACATGCTGGACACGATCCACGAGGACGGATTGCTCGGCGCGCTGAAGTACCTGGACAAGCAGATCAAGGCCAACACCAAGTCAGAGTCTGAGTACTTGCGAGCCTTCCGAGACATTATCCCGAACGTCCGCGCCCTGACCGGTGTGTTGGGTCTGACCGGTGCGAACCTGAAGCACGTCAATAGCATCTTCGATGCCACGACCCACGCGACGGGTGACATGGCGGAAGGCTTGGATCAGATCTCACGGGGGCCGGCGTTCAAGTTCCGCGAGGCTTTGAACGAGCTGCGGATCATCGGTATCCAGGTCGGTCAGAACATCCTTCCTCCGATCACCGACATCATTAGCACGCTGGCTCCGGTCCTAGAGTTCGCGGCGAAGAACGCAGACAAACTTCTGATCGCGTTCCTGGGCTACAAAGCCCTAGGATTCCTTCCCGGTCTGTTGACGTCGATCGGTGTGGCGATGCAGGTGCTGGGCGTATCCTGGGACGTCGCGGCTCTGGATGCTGCCGGTATCAAGCTGGTTGCCTGGACGAAGTACGCGCTGAAGGGCGCGGTTGCCACGTTCGCACTAGCGTACGCACTAGGTGATCAATCGTCTGTCGCACAGACGTCTACCACCGAGATGCGTGACCTGACCGCCGGCGCTGAACTATACCACAACGCGCTAGCCAAAGGCACGCTGACCCAGGAAGACTACAACGCTTACCTCAGCTCCAACCTGGTAGCCCTGCACGGAAACCGTGAGGCGTTCGAGCTGGCCGTTGACTCTGGGATGAGCTACGAGGACGCCCTATTCCAGATCAGTGCCACCGGGATGGAAGGTGCGCAGCACGTCAAGCAGGTTAACAAGTCTGTGCGTCAATCCGCTGTCGTCTTCGACGAGGCCGGTAACAAGGTCAAGACGACGACCCACTCCTTCCAGCGCTGGGGCTTCGCGACTGCTGAGGCGTTCCAGAAGTTCAAGGAAGGCCTACAGGAGAGCATCCAGACCGCTCCCGGAGCGTTCGAAACTCTGGCTGATGCGTTCAGTGTCACCCCAGAAGAGGCCGAGAAGCAGCTCAGTTTGGCCCTGCAGATCACCCGCACCAAGATCCGAGACCTGAAGCGTATCATGAGCGACAAGGATCTCACCAGGGGCCAGAAACTCGCGTTGGCCTCTCTTGCTCCTGAGTATCGGCATGCGTTCGTAGAGGCTGGAGACGCAGGCAAGCGTGCTATTCTCAAGTTGGCCGGTCCTCTGGCGGCCGCCAACGCGACCAACGTCAATAGGATCATGGCTCCGACCAAGAAGATGAAGGGCAAGGCCGAGACAGCTGGACGCAGCGTCGGTACTGGCGTAGCGACCGGTATCACCGCCACGACCCCAGCTGCGATAGCCGCCGCCGCTCATCTAGTCAACGTCGTGAACTCCAAGATGAAGGACCTGTGGAAGTTCGGCTCTCCGTCTAAGGTGACGCACCAGTTCGGTGCGTGGCTGGTCGAGGGTCTGATCCTTGGTATCAAGTCTCGCGAGTCCGCCTTGAAGAACACTATCGAGCACGTCACCGATATCCTCAAGAAGGCTCTAGACAACGCGAAGAGTGCTCTGAGTGAGGCCCGTGACAAGAACGTCGGCATAGCAGCGGCCGAGGCGACAGTCGCCATCGCCCGTGAAAGAGTCAAGCAGGCCCACGAGCTAGAAAAGATGGCGAACCAGGCACAGAAGGCGCTCGACAAGATCATCGACAAGTTCAAGGAGTTCAAGTCGAGCATACGAGACGGGTTCTCGGACTTCAAGGACCTTGGCTCGACGATCAGTGACGCCTGGTCTCAATACCAGCAGGACCTAGAGGAATACCAGCAGGCGATGAAGGACTTCGTCCAGGAGTATGATGAGCAGGGCAAGCCCACCAACGCCCCGCCTACTGCGCCGACCGCTCCAAATCTGAGCGGGTTGATCGAGCAGCAGGTCGCTGACGCGAAGAGGCTGGCCAAGGATCTCATCGACGCGGCCAAGGCTGGGCTGTCTAAGGGTCTTCTGCAGCAGTTCGCGTCTCAAGGAGTGGCCGGGGCCAATGCACTAGAGCAGCTGCTGGCGAACCCCGAGCTCATAGCCCAGCTGAATGACGCATACAAGGTCATCAACGATGCCGCTAACGACACCGCCGACGCGCTTGGTGCGAAGTTCTTCGGGAAGGCCATTCGCGAGGCCACCCACGAGTTCAACAACGCTGTCCACGTACTCCAGAAGTTCATCATCGCGATGATCAAGGCGATGGCGGACGTAGGTGGAGCGAGCGCTTCACTGCGAGCGCTCCTTGCCAACCTCCAGCAGAAGATGCAAAACGCTCCTGCTGGTGGTGGAGGTGGAGGAGGTGGCGGCGGAAGTGGAGGAGGCAACGGCCCCGGCCCTGGCAACAACTGGGGGACCGGTTGGGGTGGCGGTTGGGGTGCTGGTGGAAATACTCCTCCCGCACCTCCGTGGAAGCCGACGTGGGAGCCGACGTGGGAGCCAGAGTGGAAGCCTAACAAGAAGGGCGACGTGTACGTCACCGTCAACGGTGACGTCACGGGCACGGAGGTCGTACGCAAGGTTCGCGACGAGCTCCTTCGTATCGGCCGCAATAACGGAGGGACAGGACTCTAAATGTCATTCACGATTCCAGATAGAGCGATCACCTACCCGTTCCAGTCGCGATGGTTCGAGTCCGACGTGGCGATCATAGGTATGTCAGCCGGAGGGAAGAACGGCGTCATCGCCGGCGGCTGCGAGGTCACGGAGTCAGCGATCCCCGATGGGAATACGCTCGTGTCGGTTGGTCAAGTTGTCGTTGATGGCGGCTTGGTGGAGGTCGCGGGTCAAACGGTTGGCCACGATGTTGCGGATGCCCTGTTGCCACGATTCGACTTGGTTGTTGCCTACGACGACGGGACGTGCGCCTCGCTAGCAGGGACGCCAGACGCGGCACCACTCCCTCCTTTGCCGGACACCGATTCGATAGCGCTGGCGCAGGTGTTTATTCCCGCAGCTGACACGGCTATCGAAGATGAACAGATCAGGGATAAGCGCGTCTTTGTTCCTTCTCCCATCGCTGCTTCTGAGTGGATCACGTTGTCGTGTGCCGCGAACCTCGCTCGGGCGAACACCGCAGTTCAGACGGCCGACCCGGTGATGCAGTTCACGATGAGCGCGAGTGGCAAGTATCGCGTTCGAGGTCACGTTGCGTTCTTGCTCGGCTCACGAACTAGCTCGGCCGGTATCGGAGTTGCCTTTTCCGGACCGGCGTCACCGACGTTCGTGGGCGGGCAGACGTTGGCGCATATGGCAGCGCCGACCCAGACCATCGGGCAGCCTGCGGGGTCTTCCAGCTTGTTCGCCTTCGCAGGTTACCCGAACTGGTCAGGGTTCGACCTGGGGGGTGCGAACTACCGGGTGCTGTTCCAGTTCGACTTCATCATCCAGAACGGTGTGAACACGGGGGCGTTCGCGTTCGTGTGGGGTCCGAAGGCGGCAGGAACTTCACCTGACACGCGGCTCGCTGGGTCCTACATGGAGTACCAAGTGGTCTGATGGTTGACATCTTCAAGACCGACGGGTTCGAGCATGGCTCGGTAACGTCCGGGGCGCTCACCGGAGTGTACGATACGATCCAAGGGACTCCGGCGATCGGGACCGGAGTAGTCCGTACTGGGCTGCGTGCACTGGACATCGACGCGGCTGGAGCAGCTCGGCGTATCGCGTACAGTCTCCCCGCTTCGACCTTCACGGCCTGGGTGAGCTTCTACGTTCGTCTTGAGGATCTGCCGTCGGCGGTCGTGCAGCTGGGTGCGTTCTCCAACGCTACTGGAACCATCCACTTCTCGTTCGACAACGTAACCGGTCGGTTCGCCATCTCCAACGGTAACTTGAACCGAACCTCTGTGGGTCCAACGGTCGCCGCGGATCAGTGGTACCAAGTGGACATGTGGTGCGACTCGTCAGCGGGCACCACCGTGACTCGCTGCCGTATCGACGACGGGCCTGTCCTGACGCTGAACCGGGTACAGGCTACGGCGGCGCTCACGGCATGGTCACTGGGGACCGCCCAGGCCGACACGTACCACGCGTACTACGACGACCTGGACATCGGAGTTGACCTAGCTGACGCTCCTCGCGGCGGTCACCACGTTGAGTCGCTGATCGTCTCTGCAGACGGTACGCACAACATCGCGACTTCCGGGGACTTCGACTCGTTTACCGGGACAGCGTTCTCCAACGCCACCACGAATGGCTGGACGTTCTTCGCCCACCGCCCGCTCCAGAACGCGAACACCGCCAACCAGGTCATCCGGCAGGATCTCGGTGGCATCACGGACTACATGGAGTTCGCGATCGAGAACCTGGCATCCGGTGTCGGAATCCCCGAGGCCATCCGTGCCATAGCGGTCTTGCAGGAAGGAAACACTGGTAACTCTAACGCCGAGATCCGTCTACTGCTGTCGGACAACACGGAGGTTCTGACCGAAGGTTCTATCTCCGTCGTCAACGACACCGAGGCGATCTCAGACGTTGCTACCACGTTCTTCAAGCGGATGACGATCCCGCCATCCGGTGGATGGGACCGCACAAAAGTCAACGGACTTAAGGTCCGCATCGGTTACAGCGACAACGCACCCGACGTCAACTTCATCGACTTCATGCTGTCGGTGTCGCTCACCGACATCACCTACGCGACCCCGTCGAAGGTGTCAGCCCCCGGAGCAGCTATCCCGACACCGAGCATCCCTCGTGGGGCCGGACCAACTCCCGACAGTATCGACGCCATCGCGGCTATCGCAACTCCGTTCATCCGTCGAACGGCTACTGCCACCCCAACGAAGGTCTCCGCGCTCGCAGCTGTGCCCACGCCAACTGTCTTGGCGGGAACTTTCACCAACGTCTTCCCGGCCAAGGTAAGCGCCGTCGCAGCTGTCAGAACTCCTAACATAACAACTGGCGCTGCGTCGCTGGACCACTACTCCGACGGATACGGCCAAGGCTACGAGACGATCGAGGAGGAGGTCGTCGAGCCGCCGGTCGTAGTACGGATACCCTCGACGACGCCGGATCTTCGTCTGCGGGTAGACTGGGAGCACGACCTGAACCCTGTGGACGGACGGATGCCCGAGCCTCGGTGGACGGATATATCTGCGATGCTGAAGGCCCCTGAGGGTGCCAGCATCAAGCGCGGGCGCCAGCGAGAACTCGACCGCAACGAGGCGGGCCAGATGACCGTGACGGTCGCGGACATGGATCGTCTGCTGGACACCGATAACTTCGAGTCTCCATACTACCCTGGTATTACCCCCGACCGCCGCGTGAGACTAGAGTCAGTGACACCGTGGAACTCAGAGGCGTTCACGATGGCGAGCTCGCAGGTCGGCGGGGACGATCTGGTCGGCGGCGGCCACACCTTCCACTACAGTCCTATCTTCGACGGCGTGATCGACTCGTTCGAGTATTCCTACCCCGGACCGGGTAAGTACTCTCTGGTCACGCTTCGCTGCTCAGATCTGCTGGCGCTGATGTCACGAGACGAGATCGGCTGGTTCTCTGGGTACGCAAACTCGTGGGAACAGGCCATAGACTCGGTGCTGAACTTCCGGTCGTACACTGGACGCGCCGATGGAGTTAGTGCGGGACAGACTACACCCAGCCCCGAGCTGCGTGACATTCCTACCCAACCAACAAACGCCGACCTTGACTACGACCAAAATATCAGCATCAACGGCGACATGCTATCTACACTGGAGCTGTTGGCTACGAGTGAGGGTGGAAACTTCTTCATCGCCAAGGACGGTAAGCCCACGTTCCGTCCGTCTAGCTGGCTAGAACGTACTGCGGACCCGGGGCGTCGCTGGGCGATGGACGCGGAGAGATTCCACGACGTGGCGATGAAGGTTGACGAGACGCTCATCTACAATGATATCACCATCACCAACTACGACAACACGGTTCAGTTTCAAACAACAGACCCGGCCAGCCAGGCCAGGCACCCAGGTCGTCCACCTCTAGTCATCCAGACTCTGATCACAGGCATAGAAGGACTGACCCTACGCGCTGAGGGGTTCCTGGCGAACTACCACGACGCCACTAAGGTCGTCACCATGCTTGACCTCTCGAACGTCGTGGACGACTGGGAGATGGTCCTGGGTCTGGAACTGTGGGACCGCATCACGCTGGAGGTTGTTCTGCCGAACGGGGACGTGATCACACAGGATTCTCTAGTGCAGGGGATCGAGATAACGACTTCTAACCATCGTGACTGGCAGCCGATACTGTGGGTGTCGGTGCCGCCATTCGGAAACCTGCTCGACGCTGACAACCAGAGCTTCGAGGGTCCGACGGTCGGGGACTGGACGGCTGAGAGCAACTCCACCGTGTCGGCGGTGACGGAGAAGGTGCAATGGAGGTCGTTCCGCAGGGGCGAGTCGCAAATACCGGGAGTGGCACCTATTCAGCCACCTCGCGGGGTCACAGCCTTGCAGACCGTGCCTATCGTCGCAGGGGTTTTTACAGCCATCAGCGGCTACATCCCGGTCATGCCTCGTCAGATGTACCTGGGAAGGGCGAGCGAGCAAGTCGTGATGACGAATCTGACGACGAACTACGACCTGAACGCGAGCCAGCAGGCGCACCTGGAGATCGACTGGTACGACTCGACGCTTGCGTATCTTTCGACCGACATCGGAGACGAGCAGACGGTCTACGAACACGGCACGGGCGGTGGACCGGGCTCGCCGAATCAACATCCGGCGTGGGTGCGGCTGGAGGTACAGAAGCGAGCGCCTTCCGGCGCGGCCTTCGCACGCCTGCGGATGTCTGCCACGGCCGCGCTGACGTTCCAGGGTCAACTGACAGATGACGTGCTGTTCTCGCGAGTGGTCTAAGAGAGGAAAGACAGATGGTACATGAAGACCTACCGGTAAACATCGACTCGTCGTACACCGACGACGGAGCGCACCCCGACGTGAAGATCCACCAGACCCACCACGATGAACTTCACTTCTTCCACAACTTGTTCAAACTGACCGACGTAGCGACCTGGCCGGATGGTGGAGTCCCATTCTGGAACGACGCGGCCGACGAGTTCCAGGTCATCGATCCTGAGATCGCCGGCTCCCCAGGACCTCCCGGCGCGGACGGAACAAGCCTGACACCGAAGGGGACGTATGCAGTAGACGTGGCCTACGTCAAGGGTGACGTGGTGCGTGAGGCCGGCGCGACCTATGCCTGCAAGCTCGCGAACACGGGAGCGGCCGTTACGAACACGACCTACTGGATGCTTATGACTACGGACGGAGCGCAGGGAGACCCGGGCAGCAGCGGTGCAGCAGGGGCGCCGGGTCAGACCGGACCTCCGGGACCAACAGAGTCTAACTTCGATGTGTTCCCTGATCTCACGGACACCTTCACCGTGGACGCGGGGTTGTACGACTACCTCGTTGGCACGCTTACGGAGGATTGTGAGATCGACTTCGAAGATTCATCTGGGGCGGCGGTCAGTGCGCTCACGATGAGGCTGTACCAAGGAGCGGGCGGCCCGTTCGCGGTGACGTGGACGGGAATCACGTGGATGACGACTGACGGTCTGGAACCGGACTTGTCGGGGATGTCGGCCGGGGACTTCGTGGTCCTGGCGTTCGACCAGGTTGCAGGGGTCTGGTGCGGCTACGCGCCGGGAGCCGGAACTGGAGTCGCTCCGCCGTCCGGGACATACCCGACCTTGGCCTTCGACGTGCCGTACACCAGCACGCAGAACGCAGACCAATCCACCGACTATGTGGGGTCCACGAACTTCCAGATCGGTAACTCGCGGGTCGGACACGCCTTCGTGATGACGACGATGGCGACCGTGGATCCACCCGTTCCGACGCTCTCCGGTGGAGGCGCGACCTCCGGCTGGACGCAGGGAGCCACGCAGCTTCAGGGGACAGGCGCGACCCGACGACGGATCACGCACTTCGTGGCACAGGATGCCGTGAGTGGCGCGGCGGCTCCGCTGGTCGTGGGGATCGGCGGTCAGCTTCACACCGGCTGCGCGGTCGTCGTGATCCGCACGACTCGCTCACCTGCAACAGCTAAGGCACTGGCCGTGGCTAAGTCGGTGTCAGGGTCCGGGACTGGCACCTCATCCACCTGCACGCTGGCGGCAGCGTCTGATGCGGCCAACCGTGGGATCGCGTGCGGAGAGGACAACGGAACGACCACGGTCGTGACAGCGGAGGCGAACTGGGATGTTCTGTCTCCGACACCGCTGACGATGATCAACCCGACGATCCGCGCTCACGCCATCGCGAACACCACGTCGTTCGATACGACGCCGTCGTTCTCGCTGTCCGGTCCGCTGGTCACCGGTATCATAGCCACTGAGTGCGAGCAAGGGCCGACGGTCTGATGGCGGCCCGATGCGTGATCGGCGCGATGGTGACCAACGACGCCAGCGCTAACGATACAAACACCGCCATTCCGAACCCTATCGTCAACCGTTCAGGTGCCAGTCCTATCTC